GACGATGTGCCGCCGTTGGCGATCAGCAACGGGTCTGCCGGCGCTGCGCCCGTAGGGCCTGTGGGACCTGCCACGCCTTGGCCGCCGGGGTTGCCCGTGGGCCCGGTAGGACCCGCGCCGGTGGGCCCTGTCGGGCCGCCGCTGGGGCCGGTCGGCCCGGCGACCGTCGAGGCGGGGCCGGTGGGCCCGGTGATCGAGGCCCCGGTCGGGCCCGTGCTGCCGGCCCCTGGGGCCCCCGTCGGCCCGGTGCTCCCCACGCCGGCGGCCCCCGCCGCACCGGTCGGTCCCGTCACGCCCGCACCGGTCGGGCCCGTGGAGCCGACGCCGGCGGCGCCGGTCGGTCCGGTCGCGCCCTGCTGGCCCCCCTGGAGCGCGATGCCCGCGCCCCAGGAGCCGGAGGCCTTGGGACCGTAGAGCCGGCCGGCGTTGCTCGTGAGGTCGAGGTAGTAGTCGCCCGAGCGGCCGAGGTTCGAGGCCGGGGCGCCCGTGCCCGAGAAGACGCGGTTGCCGTCGAGACCGCTGGCCCCCGTCGGGCCCGTCGTGCCGTCGGCCGGCACCCAGGCGGAGCCGTTCCAGTAGAGCCCCTGGCCCGTCGTCGGCGCGGTCGCGGCCACCGCGCGGCTCTGGAGCTGCGTGGCGTTGCCGCTGCTGGCCGAGGTCGTGGAGTAGAAGGGCATGGTGTCAGGCCGGCACGGGGGTGGCGTGGATCCTGCGAAGCGTCTGCAGCCGGTCGGTCCATTCCCAGCAGGTCTCGCCGTTGCTCGGGGGCGCGGCTTCGTACACCTGCGTCCGCCCCCCCTCGACGAGCGTGATCCGCATCCCGCGCACCGGGTTCTCCGGCAGGTCGTCGCGGCTCACCATGAAGGCCCGCGTCTGCGTCGTCGAGAACGCGCCCGCGGCATCCATCACCGTCCGCTTCGTGGCGGTGACCGTGGCCAGGACGACGCGGTTCTCACCGCTCCCCGGCACCACGACCGTCACCGGAACGGACATGAACTCTCGCCGCTTCCCCTCGAGCCACCGGTCGGCGATCGAGGAGACGTCCATCGGGCACCTGGCGGAAGGGGAGACGGGGGTGCCCGGGGCGGCGGCTCATGCGAGCGCCGCCCCGGGCGTGCGGTGGGTTTCCAACCGGATCAGAGGCCGCAGCCGGGGAACAGGATCACCTCGACCGCCGTGTCGGTCGTCGCCGGCTGCGCGCCGATGATCCCGACCTTGATCCCGGTCACGCCGGTGACGATCTGGCCGTCGAGCGTGGCGGGGAAGAGATAGGCGTCGGCGAACTGGGCGTAGTTCGTGCCGGCGCCGGTCGGCTTCGGAGCCATCACCCGCCGGCCGGGGGTGAGATCGACCGCGCCCGGGGTGTTGGCTGCGATCGGGCGGTCGGCGACGCCGACCACCTTCGTGCCGAGGGGATAGAGCTTGCCGACGGCCACGCCCGTGGACGGGGTGACGTTGGCGGAGAATCCGAGATTGGGCATGGGAGGTTCTTTCGCGTGAGAGGGGAGCGGGGGTGTTCGAGGGGCCCGGCGGCGGCGCCTTGGGCAAGCGCCGCCGCCGGGGCTTTTCACTCAGTGCCGTCAGACGTCAGGCGATCTCGTTCCAGACCATCGCGGGCTTCTCGGCCGCCCGGCAGCCCCACGCCATCCAGCCGCGGATGACGAAGCCGAGGTTGTCGTACCGCGGCTCGACGTTCTGGATCGTGGGGGTCTGCACGCCGTTCAACCAGGCCACCTGCATCGGCTGGATGCCGCCCAGGCCGCCCACGAGCGCCCACCCCGTCGAGGAGGTGAGGAACTGCGTGGAGGCGACGGCGTACCGGCCGGCCAGGCTGTTGCCGTTGGTCAGCGTCTTGCTCTCGCCGGTGATGAGCACGTTGCCCGGCTTCATGAGGTCCAGCGCGGTCACCTCGAGCTCCGGCGGGGTGAGGATGAGCCGGCCCTTCATCACGATCGGCTTGCCGGCGGCGTTCTTCTGCCGTTCGATCAGCGCCTTGGCGGCACGGAGCGAGGTCAGGGAGAGCGCGTTGCCGGCCGCGGCCGTCGGGGTGATGTAGTAGCCGCTGGCGATCGCCGCGAGGAACGTGGCGTAGTAGTCCTCGAGGAACCCGAGCGCGCCACCCTCACCGAGGTTGGTGCCGAGCTCGTTCAGCCGGCCCGTGTCGTCGTTGACCATGTCCTCCATCGAGAAGACGGTGCAACGGCCCCACAGGTCGGCCTTCAGCGTGCGGCTCTGCTCGACGAGGTTCGCATCCTCGAGCGAGCCCGAGTTGGTCGCCCGCTTGAAGCTGAAATCGCCCATCGTGCGGACGCCGGTAACCTGCTTGAAATCGGTCACGGGCCGGTTGCTCGTGAACTGCGCCCAGGGGTCGGAGTCGGCGACCGTCTGGAAGCTGTCGAGCACGAACTTCCCGTAGGCACTGCCGAGCGCCACGGAAATGTCGTGCTGGCTGAACGCGGCGCGGAGCACCTGCTCGGCGTTGCCGGGGTGGATCCGGTGCTCGGGGGACGAATAGCCCGCCTCGCGCGCCGCCTGGAGGAAGAACGTCTGGAGCGACATGCCCTGCCGAAGGTCGTTCCCCGCCTCAAGCTGGTCCGCCTTGAACTGCTTCGTCAGGGAGGCGTCCTGCATGCCGGCGGCCATGCAGAGGGCCGCGGCCATGCCCATCGCCTTCAGGCCCGCCTGCGAGATCGCCCGGCCCGCGATGTGGGCGGCGGGGGCGGCCGGCAGGCTCTGGCGGTGGGCCTGGAGGCCCTTGAGGTTCTCGAGCTGGAGCTTCGCCGCCTCCGCCTTGGCCTCGGCCTCGGCGAGCTGGGCGGCGAGGATCTTCTTGGCGACGTCGTCGCCCACGCTCGCACCGTCACCGCCGGCGGCGGCCACGATCGAAGCGGGGGCAGGCGCCGGGGCCGCGGCGGGAGCCGGGGCCGACGCTGCGAGGGGATCCCCGGCCGGCGTGTTCGGCGCGGGAGTCCCCGGATCGGGATTCTTGGGAAGGGCCATTCGGGAAACTCCTCTCGCCTGCGCGGCGATCGCGGCCGACGTGTTGGGGTCGGCACCCTGCTGACAGATCGTTGCCTCCCGCAGGCGCCCGGAGCGCACCACGAGGAGAGGGCCCTCGAAGGAACGGCCGTTGACGGCGACCTTTTCCTTGGGCCCGAAATACTCGGTTTGGTCGACGTCTCCCCCGACGCTCGCCTGCCACTCGAAACCGGCCTTCGCCAGCGCGATCACCTGCTGGCAGATCTCGCTGTCGGTGTTGAACAGGTCGGCGGAGAGGGTGATTTGCTTCCCGTCGTTCTTCACGCTCGTCGACTGGCCGAGCGTGCATTCCGGGTCGAAGGTGTTGTGGTTGAAGTTCACCGGGATCTTCTGCCGGCTGGTGTCGAACCCCTTGAGGTCGATCACCATCGGCACGTCGGACCAGTACTGCCGGATCGGGCCGCCGGCGTAGAGGACGATCTGGGCCGTCGGCACCTTCGCCGCGCCGTCCGGGCCCGCCTCGGCGCGGATCTTCCACGCGCCGGCGATCGCCAGGCCGTTCTCGCGGGCGGCGGCGACGATCCGGGAGGCGTTCGGGTCGGTGCTCGGGTCACGCGGCATGGCGGGGCTCCTGGTCGTGATCGCGGTCGAGGGCCTGGACGAACGACAGGCCGGCGGCGGCGGCCACCTTGGCCACCTGCTCGAGGTCGAGGCCGAGCTCCTCCGCGAAGGCCTTCTCGGCGGCCTTCTGCTGGAGGACCTTCCGCCAGTCCTTCCCGCGGCGGGCACACACCTCGGCGAGCGTCGTGGCGGAGCCCGACAGGGCCACCTGCTCCGCGCTCGCCTCCTTGAGCGGGTCGATGTGGCTGAACCCGTCCCAGGTCCACTCCCAGGTCCACTTGTCGCGGACCGGGAGGCCGTAGGGGATCTGGCCGGCGAGGGCCGCTTCCTCGATCCACAGGGCCACGAACGGGTCGAGGATCTTGCGGGCGATCGCGGCGCGGTTCGATTCGATCTTGCGGTTGTAGGCGATCCGATCGCCCCGCATGCTCGAGTAGTTGCTCTGCGACGCGTCCATGCACGCCACGACGTACGGCATGTCGAGCGCGCTGCCGATCTGCGAGAGGATGCGGCGCTCGAACTCCCCGAACGTGCTCGTGGGGTGCTCGGGCTTCATTTGGACGGGTTCCCACCCGTCCGGAGCGCTCATGGCCATCCCGCGGACGATCGGCACGCTCGCCCAGAGCGGCTGCTCGGTCGCAGCCGCGGAGGCGGGCATCGTCGTTTTCAGGATCGCCGCGAAGCTGGCGGCGGTCTCGGCGGCCGTGAGCGTCGCCAGCGTGAAGCGGCGCAGGATCGCGAAGAGCTCAAGCACCGGCGCCACCTCGCCCACGCCGCGCTGCACGCCGGGGCGCGTGGTGTGGGCCCAGTGGGTCACCTGCCGGGACGGGATCCAGCGGCCCTTGTACGAGCCGCCGATGTTCCACGTGCTGCCCGGGTGGGCGTCGAGGAGGAAGTATTCGAGGGGGTTGCCCCACTGGTCGAAACGGATGCCGTCGACGACGTTCGGCTCGATGCGCGGCGCGATCTCGGCGAACTGGTCCGATTCGTAGAGCGTCCAGTCGAGCTGGACGTCGGACCGGAGCAGGGGGTTGGCCTGGAAGACGCCGAACTGGTCGCCGTCGGTGACGTAGCCCTTCCGCGTGGTGCGGAGCTTTCCGGGCAGGTCGATCATCTGCATGTGATCGAACAGCCTGTCCTCGACCGTGGCCACCTTCCGCTGGTCGGCGCCGGGGCCGCAGTTCAAAAGGAGCCGCGGGCCGTCGGCGCCGATGACGTCGTTGGCCAGGCGGGTCTGGATGCCGGCGAGCCAGCCGTTGTTTTGGGCTTCCGCGCGGGCGCGGTTGCGGAGCGTCCGCCGCACCTGGGGGCGGGCGGAGGCGTTGGCGTCCCAGAAGTCGGCGCTCGCGCCCCAGTGGTTGCGGTTCGCGTCCGTGGTCTGCGCGGCGTCCCACCGGGCCAGGAGCTTGCTGGCCAGGAGGTCGCGCTGTTCGGCCACGGTCCGATCGAGGGCCGAGATCCGGCCCCCGGAAAGGGCGTCGGCGATCCGGGAGAGGACCCCCATTACGGCAGTTCTCCCGGGACGTAGGTCAGGCCCATCGGGGACGCCGGCACCGTCTGCGCGAAACGCAGCGCGGCGAAGGGGTTGCTGGAGACGCCAGCCGCGGCGGCGAACTTCACCGCTTCGATCTGCTTGTCGAGATCGTGGCTCTCGAACTCGATCGCGTCGGTCTTCGCGCGCTTGGGCGCGGCGGCCGCGTCGGCGATCTGCTGGGCGAGCTCGGCGGGGGTGAGGCTCACGGGGCGGTTTCCGGGGGGAATCCGGCGGAATCCCCTGGAATGTACCCCTGTTCAGCTACCCGCCCGGCTCACCCGCCGCTGCTGCGTGCGGCCGTCAGCGCGGCATCATCGCGGCCAGTTCGCGGGCCCGCGCGGCGAGTTCCTCGCTCGTCACCACCTTCCGCGCCCGGTGGCGGTCCATGACGCTCGCCCCCACCGCCTCGACCCCCAGGTAGCTCGCCGCCACGCACGACCCCACGAGGCAGTCCCACCAGTGGTTGTCGCGGCCGGGGGTAAGCGTCCAGAGGTCGCAGGCCCGCTCCTTGGAGACGGCGCGCGTGGGGTATTCGCTCGAGAGGTGGTCGGCGAGGAGGTCGTGCGGTTTGCCGGCGTGGATCGTGATCGCGGTGGGGTCTTCCTTCCCCACCTTGAACCGGCCGGCGATCATCGTCTTCCAGGCGTTCGTGTCCCATTGGAGGTGGCGGACGCGCTCGGTGCTTGCCGTGCGCCAGTTCGGCCCCTGCCGCTCCCCCGGCTGAGGCTGGCGATCGGTGAGCGTGCGGCCGGCCACGCCGACGAAGCGGCCCTGGCTCGGCATGATCCGCGTCCCCCAGGAGGAGCGGCGTACGAACTCGCGCACGATCCCCGCCGTCTGCTGCCAGTTCGAGTCGATGAGGAGGAGCTCGACGCGGCTGGTGGCGTCGTCCCACTCGTGTGCCACCTCGCGCGCCAGGAGCGTCTTCGACACCTCGTCGAGCCCGCGGGCGATCGCCTCCTCGAGGCCGGCCCCGCCGGCGGCGTCCTGGAGCGTGCGGCCGCAGTCGCGGAGGGAGAAGTAGGCACGCCCCTGCTCGGGGTAGGCGCCGTAGCCCACCACGTGCCCCCGTAGCCCCGGCCCCCAGGCCACCACGCCCCAGTAGAGCAACTCCTTCTGGACGTCGATGAAGGCCGTGAGCGTCGTCGTGCCGGTGGGCATGGTCCACGCCGGCGTCGAGATCACGTGTTCGCGGACGTCGGTCGGCGTGACCGACGCGCTCTTCGATTCGTCGAGGAGCGGCTCGTTCTGGCATTCGGTCGCGAAGTAATCCTCGCCGCGGTCGATGCGGAGGTTGTAGGCGTGCTGCAGCGCGCTTGCCTCGGTGTCGCGGGAGTAACAGTGTTCCCACGCCACCACCGCCCCTTTGTCCATCGCTTCCCGGTTGGCGAGGTAATAGTCATTCGCCTCCCGCAGGGCCCGCTTGCGGTCGTTGGCGTCGTCGGGGATGAAGGTGTTGCGCAGTTCGCGATACCGGTCCATCCAGTGCGTTTCGTGCGCTTCCGGGGGCTGGATGAGCATCTTCACGCGCTTTGCCTGCCAAGCGGGGAACTTGGCGGCGTCGAGGAGCTGCTCGGTGGCGCAGCCGCCGGCGAGGATCGTGCCGTTGACGACACAGGCGAGCGTCCGGTCGTGGCCGGCGAGGCCGAGGACGGATTTGGTGAGGATGTTGAGGATCTTCGCGGTCTGCTGCGGTTGGCTCGCGCTTTCGCGCGTCTCGATGTCGTCGCACACGACCAGGTCGGGGCGGGTCTGCGTGCCGTCGGCGGTCTTGTGCCGCAGTCCCAGGATGCTCCCGGTGATGCCCTTGGCCATGATCGTGGCGCCGGAGGCGGCGGAGCCATCGATCGTCGGGAGCACGAGCTGGTCTTTCCGCCACACCACGTGGGTGAGCTTCCCGCCGTGCGTCTGCGAGTTGCAGCGCTGCGGCTTCCCCTCGAGGTGCCGCAACGGCACGACGATCTCGGGAAAATCCTCGGCGAGGAGGTCGTTTTCGACGAGTTCGCGTTGGATGCTCGCCATGGAGCCCTTCGCGAGGCTGGTCTCGGCGGCGAAGAGCGCGATGAACCGGGCTTTCGCGTTGCAGAGGGCCCAGAGACAGAAAACCTCCACCGACGTCGATTTGCCGAACCCTCGCGGGAACGCGTTGACGAACTGCCCGCCTTCCTCGACGGCCGCCTGGAGGATGGCGTACATCGCCTCGTGGTCGGCCGACATGGGGTAGCGGCCGGTGGTGTTCGGGAAGTAGGTCTGCGACCAGAGCAGCGCGCTTTTCGCGCAGGCGGCGCGCCGCTCGGGGTTGAGCGGGGCGGGGATGTCGCCCACCTCGGCGCCCTTGGCCGTCCGGTCCCGGGAGCGGGCGACGTCGGCGGCGCGTTTCCGTGCGGCCGATTCGGCAGCCGAGGCCTCGTCAGACTTCGGCCGGCCGCGTGCCGTCATCGGCTGCCCCCCAGGTGCACCACACGAGCTCGGCCGGCGCCACCCACACCATCGCTCCGGCGTTTTCGGTCGGTGCCCCGTCGGTGTGCCGGGTCCACCGCTTCCAGACGACGTTGGGCCCGCAGGCCTTCCGGTCGTCCTCGATGCCGGCGGCGTCGACCATCGCGTCCTGGATCGCCTTGGCGAGGTTGTCCCAATCGCCGGGCGGCTCGGTGGCGGCACGGCCGGCGGCGGAGAGCGCCCCCCGGCGGGTGAAGTGGGAGCGGGGCCGGTCGACGGCGATCTCGATCGCCAGGGCCACGGGGCCGCGGATGGTCTCGCGGATCGCGGCGAGGCACGCCGTTTCCACCTCGGCGCGCCACGCGTGGACCGGGTGCTCCTTCGGCACGTAGGCCTGCCCGAACCCGCAGCGCACGGTGACCTTGGCCCGCGGCTGCGGCACCGGGTTGCCCAGCGCGAAGAACACGGCCGCCTTCCCCCCCGGCGCGAGGATCCGCAGGCGGCCGCTCATGTGGGCGCCTCGGTCGGGGCGCCGCCGGCGGCGGCGAGACGCTCCTCGACGTGCGCCATGTCGCGGAGCCGTTTGGCCTGCTCTGCCATGACCAGGGCGATGTCGGCGATCTTGCCGGCGGCCGCATGGAGCGCCGCGGCCCTGGTGGTGTGCCACTCGTCGTTGCGGGGGATGATGTTCCCGTTGGCGGTCTGGACGTACTGCCGTCCGCGGAACGAAAACCCTTCGCCGTGGTCGTGCGAGCACACGAGTTCGTTTTCAGCGCGGGCCGAGAAATGTTTCCACACTTGGCAGCGGTAGACCGTCGGCCCGAGTTCGGCGTCGTCTGCGGTCGGAATCGGCGCGTCGGTGCTCATGGGGTCTCCTCGTTCCAGGCGGCGGCGTCTTCCTTCAGGATCGCAAACCCCCGCGAGCAGAGCGGCGACGGTCCGCCCTCCTCGGCGTTGGGGACGTCCCCGCGGCACTGCGCGCAGCCTTTGGCGTGGCGGGTGAATCGCGGGTAGTCGAGTCGTTTCTCGAGGTGGTCAAGCCGTCGGCTGAGGGCCTCCGCGACGGGTGACGGTCTGTCAAGGCGATGCTCGATGGCGAGCACGTCCCCCTCGACGGCCGTGATCGCGTCGCGGAGTTTCAGTTCCTCGTGCTTGGTGCCGATCGCGAAGGCGATCAGCGCCACCGGCATGGCGATCGCTCCCCATGGGAACGGGCCTCGAGGTTTTGAGTCCTCGTCTGGAAATGGTCCGAAGTTGGCGACGTATCCGTGCATGGGTCATCGTTTCCGGGGGATGTGGATCGATCGCGGGATCAGCGGGTCCATGGCCAAAGCCCCCTTCCGGCAGCAGACGCGCACGAGCTGGTGGGCGCGGGGGACGTTGACCCCCAGGGCGGAGGCGATCTCGCGGAGGGTGGGGGCGTAGCCCTTCTCCGCGGTGATGCGCTCGACGACGGCGACGGCCTCCGCCTGCCGCGACGTCACCTCACTCCACCGGCGTGGCATCGGCGTGGTGTCCATGGGGGCCCTCCGTGGTGGTTGGTGTGGGTCGTGTCAAGGCCGCGGCCTCCCGGAGCATTTCCAGGAACTGCGACACCGGGGCGTGAATCTGCTGCTTCTCCATGTCGCACTCGTCGCAGAGAATCGCGGCCATCCTCCGGGCGGCCCGCTCGAGGGCGTAGGCGTAGCGCGCACGCTGCTCGTGCGTGAGCCGGTGGGCGGTCTCGCACTCATGGGCGGTCGGAAACCGCCACGTGCGCACGCCGCGGGTGACGGGGTTGGTCATGCGTCCGCCTTTCCGATCGCGGCCCCGTTCATCTTGGACGGGAGCCACTCCTGCCGGCCACGGATCCGCATCGGCGGGAATGTCGGGATGGCGTGCCAGTGGGTGACGGTGCCTTCGACGCGTTCCGATGAATCATGGAACCGGCACTCCTCGTACCAGCCTTCCGGGACGAAATATTCGTCCTTCTCCTCGTCGTAATCGCCGTCCTGTCCCCACACGTCGGTGTCGCAGATTTCCGTTTTCGCGGGGACCCATTCGGCGCGGATCGGCGTCTGGTAATTGCACACACCGCCTTGGGTCTCGAAATAGGCGACGAGGACCGTCTTACGGTCCGGAGGCATGCGCTCGTCCACGTTCACCCAGCCGATCGGTTCGGCCGTTCCCTCAAACGCGTGCGGCACCTTCAGCAGTTCCGCCGGCAGCGGCATCGCCGCGGCGAGCTGGGCCCGGAGCCTCGCGATCTCCATGGCCTGCGTCTTGCCTTGGTCGATGACGCAGTCGGCCCATTCCGCCATCGGGTCGGTGAAGTAGCCGACGAACTCGACGCGCTGCGCCTCGAGCTCGTCCCACACCGCCACCGGGTCGACGGCTACGGCCTGGTCGTCGGCGGCGGCAGGCGCGGAGTCCTCCTCGAGGACGGTGCCGTCGGCGTCGAGCTCGACCAGTTCGCGGGGCAGGAGCACGTGGGGCCGGCCCCCGCCGTGCGTCGTCACGCAGACGCGGCAGCGGTGGGCGCCGGTCATCGAATCCTTCCACTGCGGCTCCCGGCCGCAGGTCATGCAGGTTTTGTCGCTCATGGGGGTGCCTTCCTTCCCTTCTTCGCGCGGTACTCGTTCACGATCGCCTGGGTTGCCGGGCTGCGCTGTTCGAACCGGCGAGCCGCGGCTTCGGCCGAAGGTCGCCCATCCGGGGCGGCCTGCGGTGTCACGTTCTTCGGGCCGTCGTAGGTGCCGTCGAGCACCTTCGTCACGAAATCCGGGAGCACGAGCTGCCGGAGCGTGGCCGGGGTCTTGAAGTACCGGCAGCCACGGAGCCGCTCGATCGCCACGAAGGCGTCCTCGAACCACCCCGGCTCGGCGAGCCGGTCCCAGATGCCCGGCGGCAGGTTGCGGGCCAGGTGCGGCTGCACGAAGCCCGCCTCGGTGGCGGCCGTCCACGCCTTCCGGATCGCCGCTGCCTGCTCCCCTCGCGCCTGCGGAGGAGGAGGAGGAGGAACTGTCCTCTTCTCTGGTCCGGTGTCGGTCCGTTCGTCGTCGGACGAATCGCGGACAGGCCCCGGACAGGCGGCGGAATCCCGCTGGCGCTCGATGGATTTACGAATCCGATCGGCCTCGCGGGCCTTCGCCGCCTTGGAGAAACGCTTCTCCCACTCGTGCACGGTCATCGTGCCGGCCTCGCTATCGAACGAGAGCCAGCCGACCGTCTCGACGGCCTTCCAGAACGCGGCATCGCCTCCGTGCATCCGCGCGAGACGTTCCGGGGTCGCCCGGATCACGCCGTCGGCGGTGTGGAGGGAGGCCCAGCCCCAGACCCGGATCAACCGGGCCACGACCGAGTCCTCGCAGGTGCCGGTGAGATCGACGAGTTCGGCCACCTCTGGTTTCGACCAGATGCCGACGTCCACCGGGATCCATTCGCCTGCCATCGCCGCCTCCGTGCTCCAACCGTCCTCGATCCATTCCGCCCCGCCGCGTCGAAGCGGCGCCGTGCCTATCACGGGGCGGCAGCAGCCGTTGCGGCCCCGGCGGCGGTGCTTTCAGCGGCCGCCCGTCCCGCCAGCGGAGACGAGCGGCACCACCGCCGCCGGGATGCCGCAGGTCGTCATCTGGCGTAGCGCCGGCAGGCGTACCACTGGCCGTTCCTGCTCCTGGCCACACCCTGGTCGATCACGTCGTGCCCGTTGCTGCAGCACTGCGCCAACGCAATCTCCGGCGTCGGGCCGTCACCGACACCCTCGTAGGTCTCGTCGGGGCTGGTGTGATACCGCCGACCGGCACTGGCCATGGCTTCGGCGTGTTGCTGGGCGCCGATGCCGTTCCGCGGCCCGCGATCGACCGTCCGGACGCTCGAGGTGTTGCAGGTCCCGCCGACGCACGCCGTCGCCCTGGTCGTGGTCACCGAGCGTCGGCCGAACGGCCCCGCCTCCGCCTCGCCGGCCGTCAGGGCCACCGCCCCCGCCGCCACGGCCACCGCCACCGTCGTCATCCGCATCCACTGATTCCGCATGCTGGAAACCCTCCGTGACAAACCGATCCACCATCCTCCGCCCCGCATCCGCGCGGGGCGGCTGTTCAATCTCAAGCCTCGGCCCCCACGGCCTTCCGCGCGGCGAGGGCTTTGAGCCGGTCGCGGCTCACCGTCCCCAGGTCGTCGATGTGCCGCGGGGCCAGGAGCCGGCCGGCGCGGAGCCGGTGGCCCTCGTCGAGGAGCTGCTGCACTTCGGCGATCGTGTCGGCCGTGACGATCCGGGCGCGGATCTCGGCGTGGCGAGCGTCCTGCGCGCGCTGTAGGGTGTTCCGCTGGAAATAGACGCGTGGGGTGGTCACCAGGACTGTCCTTTCAGTGCGTAGACGCGTTCCCGTTTGCCTGTCGGGCTCACGCCGTCGTTCGAGACGACGACGACTTTCCCGTGGTCGAGCAGTTCCGAAATCCGGCGGGCCACCGCCACGCCGTCGATGCCGGTGCGGCGGGCGAGCTGCGTCTTCGACGCTGGGCCGTCCACCAGGGCGTCGAGGATCTGCCGGTGGTGCCCGCTGGCGAACCGAGCGGCGCCGGCGGCTGCCTCGTGGCTCGTCGGCGGGTCGCTCGCGCGGGCCAGGGGAGGCCGCACCGGCTCGGTGCGGACGCAGTCCCACAGGGCGAGCCCGCGGTCGTCGCTCGCCGGCCGGAAGTCGTCCGCCGTGTTGCGTGCCATCGCTCACCTCCTGGGCACGACCGTGAGCGTCACGGCCGTCACCACCATCCCGACCACCCCCGCCGCCAGTGCAAACCCCGCGAAGACCCCGACGATGAAATCCATGGGAGTGCCCCCCGATCACCGATCCCGTTCCGTGTCGCGCCGGTCGGCCTTGATGCGAAGGCCCGGGGCGAATCCGATCTGCTGCGGCCGCTTCGTGCGGAGCTTTCCGAGGCTCCGCAGGGCGAGCGTGGCGATCTCGAGGAGCGCCGCCTCCCGGCCGCCGTCGCCGGTGTTGCTGCGGAGGTCGCCGGCGATGCGGGCGATCTCGTCGAGGTCGTGGTTGTCGGGCTGGTCCATGTCTCGCGTCTCCTGGTCGATGAATCCCACCCGCCCGCGTCGAATCGGGCACCGAGCCGTCCCCGAGGTGGTTGCCGCTGCCGGTGATCCGAGGAATTGCGGGCCCCAGCGGTCGCCGGTGATTGCCGATCTCGTGTCGCTACGGCCTCGCTCCGCCGGCTGACGAGCCCGTTCGGCCGATGAGAGCGGCCGCACCAGGACGGGTGACCCATTCCCGCCCCCGGAGAGGGCGGACCGAGGGCGCGGTGGGTGGTGTCAGGGGTCGTTGGCGATCCGCGGAGCGATCTGGAGCTGGTCGCGGCGAAGGTTCACCGCGTCGAGGAGTTCGGCCGCGGTCTCGTCGTCGATCTCGCCGCGGTGGTGGTAGGTGTCGATCCGGGCCTCGTGACCGTCGAGCGTCGCCACGTCGCCCGAGGCGCCGATGGCGGCGAGGGCGGCGAGCTTCCGCTCGGCCGAGAACCCGGCCACGGCGGTAACGGGCGTCTCGTCGTCGTCCGTGCCCTCCACCTCGAGCTCGGAAAACCCGAGGAGCGTCCGCACGGCCTGGATCGTGGCCCGGTGCCGCAGCATGCGGCGCGGCTGCGAGCGCCAGTTGTCGGTGTCGCGCTTGCACTCGGCGAAGAACTCGGTCACCTCCCCCGGCACCGCCCAGTCGCGGCGGTGGATGATCGCCGTGCAGGAGTCGACGGGGCCGGTGGGCGGGTCGAAACGGAACTGGATGCCGGCGAACTGCGGGTGCCGGTGGGCGAGCTTCAGTGCGCCGTCCACCGAGAGCGTGAACGTCAGCCCCTTGCCCCCCTTCTTCGGCAGCGCGTAGAGCTCGCGGAGGAACGGGTTGAGCCCGTAGGTGCGACAGAGGAGGGTGTAGGCGACAAACTCCTCCCGGGTGGCGTCGGCGAGGCCGCACGACCCGCGGATCGTCCGCTCCATCTCCATCGGGTCGACCCCGTGCTGATTCGCGAGCGCCACGAGCGCCGGCATCGGCCCGGAGGCGATCGCCCTGGTCGGCTGGTCCTTGGAAATCTCACCCTTGGTCGCTGCTGTGGTCACTGCGCTGGCTCCTCTGTTCGTTGACGTTGTCCAAGGCAAACTTCACCGCCCACCAATCACCGCTGTGAAACAGGACCATCCCGTTCCCCATCTCCCTCGACCGCTCCACGGCGAGTTGCACGGACCTTCGGAGCCGCTCGGCTGCCGCGCTTTGCCGCGCCACCCGCTGCTCGAACTTCGCCCGGTCGAACTTCGCGAGACCCCCGGCCATCGGCCACCTCCTCCCTGTTGACGGCCACGTGGTCCGGGGCCTCGATGCACACGCGCACCGCGCTCGCGCTCTTGATCTGCGGGATGGAGACGAAGATCCGCTCGCCACCGGCATCGATGGCGATCCGCTCTCCGATCCTGCGAGACAACACGAGTCGAGCCATCCGGTCCCCCTGTCCCGCTTCGCCGGCCGTGGCTCCGCGGGTGTCATCCGTGATTCCGCCCCGTCCTCCGGGGCTCCTTCCACCGCGGTCCTCCGCGGCGTCTCCTAGCCCAAGATCCCGAGCCATTCGTCGAGGGTGTCGGCGATCTTGCCGATCCGCTCGAGCGCGTCGCGGTACACGTCGGCGAGGACCGTGGGGTCACCCGCGGCGATCCGCTTGTCGAAATGCTCTTCCTTCGCCCAGTTGCACGTGGCGCGCGGGCCGTTCATCCCGCGGATTCGCCGCCACTCCTGCGTGCGGTCGACCGCCTTGCGGAGAATCTCCTCCGCGAGCTTGGTTGCTCGGTGCACGTGAGGAGGGAGAGGCGATCGAGGAGCAGCCTCGTCATCGCCCTGCGGTTGCGGAGCCGGCGCGGCTCCCAGTTGGCCCGTTCGGCCCGTGCTCGTGCTGCGACGTCCATGCGGCTCTTCTCCGTGTTCGGAGTCCCGCCGGCGTCGAGTCGTCCTGGCTCGCATCATCGGCGGTCCTCGCCTGGTAATTGATCCCGGGGGGCGGCTGCCGATCCCGCAAAGAATCGCGCCGCGCCCCCGGGCCAACGTCGCGCTTCGTGGTGTCGCTCTTGGAGGAGGGAGCACGCACTACTGACGACGATGGGGCGAGGTTGTATTGATCGCGACAACTGCTGTCAACAGGAGTTTTCGCAACGGGTACAACTACCCCGTTGGATCGCTGGAAATCAGCACTCACGGAGGCCGGCGAGAGACGCCGGGAAGACGATGCCCGAAGGCAAACCGGTGGTGATCGAGGCGTTGCGAGCGTCGCTCCGCCTGCACTGGACGGCGATCGAGTTCTATGCCGCCTACTCGCGATGGATCGCGCCGCAGTACTCACCCCTCTCCGAGAAATACGCGGCGGACGCCGAGGAGGAGCGCGGGCACGCGAAGGCCTGCATGGACCGGCTGCGGTACTTCGGCGAGCCAGCGAACTTCGACCACGACAGCGCGGTGGTGCCCACCGACGGCTTTGAGGCGTTCCTCGAGCAGGCGGCCGCGCTCGAAGCCGCCGCGGCCGATCTTGAGGAACAGAACGTCACCCTGTGCCGGGAAGCGGGGGACGAACGGAGCGCCCTGGTGTTCGCCGAGCTGCTGGAGGGCTCGCAGGCGTCGATCCTCGAGATCGAAGCCACGCGCCAGACCATTGCGGAGATCGGCCTGGACAATTACCTGGCCGACTGGCTCTGACCGGCGGGTTTCCGCCGTCCGCCGTCAGCCGGCGCGCTTGGTGGGAGGGAAGAGCCTCTCGACCCGAACCCCGAGCGCGCCGGCGATGGCCTGGGCGATAGACACCCGGGGGTCCTTCGTCCGGCCGGCCACGATCCCGTAAAGGCAGGCCTTGCTGACGCCGGCCATGTGGGCCACGTCCTCGAGGCGGACACCCAGGCGGGCGGCCCCGGCCATGATCAGCCGGCCAGCCTCGCTCGGTTCGTCCCAGGTCCGGGGCCTGCCGCCGGGCCCGCGGGGCTTGGGTTGACGTTTCGTAGTTGCCATCCGCACAACCCCGAACTACGGTTTCCTCTGCCGATCCCGCACTGCCCGCAAACCCGCGTTTTTGCCGAATACACCCCGCAGGGCTCGAACCTGCAACCTTCGGTTCCGTAGACCGATGCTCTCCTCAACCGTAGGAGGGCCCACGGACGGGGGGGTGGGGGTTGCGGTCGTGGGGGGTCGAATCACGCTCGATCCCTCCCACGGATGGGGCACTCCCCCGAGGCCCGCACCATGTTCCGCCGCTCGTCCCCCGAAACGCTCGTGGCGTTCGCCCGCGATTACGGTCTTCTGCGGGAGGTTTCTCCCGGGGCGGTTCGCCAACTGGTGATCGCGGCGGAACTGTTCGAGCGCTGGGCCGGCGGGGAGGTTCGCCTGGACGAGCTCGATGAGCGCTCGGTGTCGCTCTGGCTCCGGGAACTGGCCGAGACCCGGTCGCCGGCCACGGTCCGGTCGAAACGGGTGGCGATCCTCTGCCTCTGGCGGGCCGCTGCCGACGAGGATCTCTGCTACCCGCCCCGGCGGCGCGTACGGTCGGCCCGCGTGCCCCAGGAGCCGGTGGACTGCTGGACGGTGGACGAGGTGCGGGCGATCCGGGAGGCTTGCCGCGGCCTCAAGCGCTGGCACCCGTGCGGCCTTCGCAGGTCGGCGTGGTGGGAACTGGCGGTCATGGTCGCCTGGGACACGGCCCTCCGTCGCGGCGACCAGTTCTCGCTCCGGGTGGCGTCAATCGAGCCCTCGGGGGCCGCGATCATCACCCAGCACAAGACCCGCCGCTCCCAGCCGATCCGGCTGTCCGAGGAAACCGCTGCCCTCCTGCGGCGGACCCTGGTGCAGGCCCCTCGGGAACTGGTCACCCCCTGGCCGGCGTCGGAACAGACCTTCGCCCGGCAGTTCTCGCTCTTGGTGGGCAGGTCGGGGGTCCGGAAGGGGTGCTGGAAGTGGCTGCGGCGGGCCTCCATCACCGATTGCGAGGCGCAGCAGGCCGGCGCCGGGGGGCCGCAGGGGGGCCACGCGCCCGGCTCCAGGATCACGGCCCTGCACTACGTGAACCCCCGCATCGTGCAGGGCCCCGAGCCGGTCCGCCCGCGGGCCCTCTGAAGCGCAGGCAGGGCCCAAGAAAGGCCCCGATTTTGCCCGCTGCCGCCCGTTTGCGCCCGAGGGGGCCCGGATTACCCCCGGAGTTGTCGCGGCCGCCACAACGCACGTGGCGATTTTCGGGAGAGGGTCTCACAATACGGGGA